CACATCAACATATAATGATAAATGGTTAAAATCTTATACGACTGCACTTATCAAACAACAGTGGGGTCAGAACCTAAGTAAGTTTGAAGGAATGCAATTGCCAGGTGGAGTTACTATGAATGGTATGCAAATTCTTAATGATGCCACAGAGGAGATCAGACGACTTGAGGAAGAAATTAGATTGACTCATGAACTTCCAGCTGACTTCTTTATAGGATAATCATGGCACGTAATCTTTATTTCTCAGACGGCTATAGACCAGAACAATTACTTCACGAGGATTTAATCGTAGAGGCAATGCAGATATATGGTCATGATTTATATTATATGCCTCGTGATCTAGTAAATGTGGATTCAGTCTTTAAGGAAGATCCAGTAGGATCATTTAACTCAAGTTATAAAGTTGAAATGTATGTTGAGAACTTAGATGGCTTTGATGGCGAAGGTGATCTGTTTAGCAAGTTTGGTGTTGAGATTAGAGACTCAGTTACACTCGTACTATCTAAAAGACGTTGGAATTCAACAGTATTAAAATATGATAATGAAATTACAACTTCAAGACCAGTTGAAGGTGATCTTATCTATGCACCTTTTGCTAAGAAACTGTTCCAAATTCAACACGTTGAGCATGAACAGCCATTCTATCAATTAAACAACTTGCCAATCTATAAGTTGCGTTGTGAACTCTTTGAATATAATGACGAGAATATTGATACTGGTATACCTGATATTGATCAAATTGAATTAGACCATGCTTATAAACATAAACTGACAGTAACCGTTGATAGTGATGGTGCATTTATCCCTGGTGAGATAATCACATTTGATACATTCAGTGATGGTACTGTAATGACTGCTCAAGTGTCAACTTGGAATGACTCAGATGAGATATTAAATATTATTCAAGTTGCTACTGATAATGGCACGTTTAAAGAACCAGCAACAGGACACTTTGTGACTGGAGCAACAAGTGCAGCCAGAGGTCAGATTACTAAATCTGTTGAGACTGCAGATAAGCAAGCACAGAATGATATATTCTCTATAGAAATAGAGGACTTTGTTGATTTCTCTGAAAATAATCCATTTGGAGAAATACCACAATCGGGAGCGCATGAACACTAATGTTAGGTACTTATTTTTATCACGAAAGAATTAGAAAGACAGTTGCCTTATTTGGTTCGCTGTTTACCAAGATTCATGTTATGAGGACAACAAGTGCTGGTGCTAGTATTAACCAAGTGCGAGTACCTTTATCTTATGCTCCTAGATCAAAATTCTTAGCAAGATTAGAACAAGTAGAAAACCTACCTGGTGATGAAACTGTTGCTATTAAACTTCCACGTATGTCTTTTGAAATGACTGCAATCTCATATGATTCAACGAGGCAGCTTTCTAAAACAAATAATAAATTAGTTACTGGTTCAGCTGGTACATCTACCGGTAGAGGTAAGATTAGACAATCTACACCATATATCATTAACTTTTCTTTGAATGTTTATTGTAATAATCAAGATGATGCTTTACAAATAGTAGAGCAGATTGTGCCATACTTTGCGCCACAATATACAGTTACTATTAAACCATTTAAAGAACATCCTACTATAAAAGAAGATGTTCCTATTACTTTACAATCCGTTTCATTTATAAATGAATTTGAGGGCCAACAAGAATCACGTCAGTATGTGCAGTATGTACTCGACTTTGAAGTTAAGATTAACTTTGATGGACCAATTAATGATGGTAAAGTTATAACTAAAGCGATTACAGAATTTGAATTTGAAAAAGGCAAGAAACACCTTACAACTACTATTACACCAAACCCTAGTACAATCTATTATGATTCAGACTATGGTTTTACTTCAACCTATGACTATGCGGATATAATTAGTGATGACTCAGCCTAGTGACGATAAAGTACAAAATGACTATGAGAAGTCAAGGGATACTTACTACGACCTAATTGACAAGGGTAAAGATGCTCTTGAGATGATGATGGAAGTAGCAAGAGAATCAGAGCATCCTCGTGCCTTTGAAGTCTTATCTGGTCTAATGAAAAATATTGCTGATGTAAATGATAAGGTTATGGATCTAAATAAGAAACATAAAGACATCAATAAGGAAGATACTCCTTTACCAGTAGAATCAAAAACAACTAATAATATGTTTATAGGTTCGACTGCAGACTTACAAAAGATGTTGCAGCAAGCAAATAAACCAACAGAATTAAAAGATAATGTAATTGATATAACTCCTAGATTAAATGATGATGAACAACACTGACGGTTATCTTGGCAATGTTAACGTAAAGCGTGACGGAATTGTTAGTAACTGGACTCAAGAAGAAATACTAGAATATAAAAAGTGTATGGATGATCCTATTCACTTTGCAAAGAGATATTGTAAAGTCATATCTTTAGACGATGGGCTTGTTAACTTTAATCTTTATCCCTACCAAGAAAAAATGTTTGAGCATTTTAATGATAATCGTTTTAGTATTGTTCTTGCTTGTAGACAATCAGGTAAATCTATTTCATCAGTAGCATATATTCTATGGTTTGCTTTATTCCATTCAGAAAAGACTGTTGCCATATTAGCTAACAAAGGTGCGACTGCACGTGAGATGTTGGCACGTATTACACTTATGTTAGAGAACTTACCATTCTTTCTACAGCCAGGCACTAAAGCACTTAATAAAGGTTCACTTGAATTTTCTAATAATAGTAGAATCATTGCAGCTGCCACAAGTGGTTCATCTATTCGTGGTATGTCTATCAACCTTTTATTCTTAGACGAGTTTGCATTTGTTGAGAATGATGCTACCTTCTTTACATCTACATATCCAGTTATCTCGGCTGGTAAAGAAACTAAGGTTATTATTACTTCTACAGCAAACGGCATTGGTAATGTCTTCCATAAGATATGGGAAGGCGCAATGCAAAAGACGAACGAATTTAAACCAATGCGAGTTGATTGGTGGGATGTGCCTGGGCGAGATGATAAATGGAAAAAACAAACAATAAACAATACTTCTAAACTACAGTTCGACCAAGAGTTTGGGAACACATTCTTTGGTACTGGAGATACATTAATTAATGCTGAGACACTTCTATCTTTAAGAGCAAAGGCTCCTATAAGAGTAAACGGAGATTGTTTAATCTATGAAGAAACTATAGCAAAGCATGAATATGTTATGTGCGTTGATGTTGCACAAGGAAGAGGACAAGATTATTCTACTTTTAATTTGATCGACATTAGCCAAAGACCTTTTAAACAGGTTGCTGTATATCGCAATAACACTATATCTCCTATCCTCTTCCCTGATATTATTTATAAATTTGCTAAAGCCTACAATAATGCTTATGTTGTAATTGAGAATAATGATCAAGGATCTGTTGTGTGTAATGGATTATACCATGACTTAGAGTATGAAAATATGCATCTTGAGTCAATGGTTAAGGCTAATGGTCTTGGTGTTCGTATGGATAGAAAAGTAAAAAGAATTGGTTGTTCTTCTTTCAAAGATATTATTGAAAATAATAAACTAGATATTGTTGATGAACAAACTATTATAGAAATATCAACGTTCGAAGCAAAAGGCCAATCCTTTGAAGCATCTAATGGTAACCACGATGACTTAGTAATGAACTTTGTTATGTTTGGTTACTTTGCTGGTTCTACATACTTCTCAGAGATGACTGATATTAATTTAAAGAGTATGCTATTTGAACAAAGAATGAATGAAATAGAAAATGATGTATTACCATTTGGTTTTATAGACGATGGAGTACCAGACTTACCTCAAGTAGACCCAATGAGAGTAGGTTGGGGCATAAGTGAAGTATGGGATCCAGATTTATAATAACTTATAAATAACATTAATATTGAAATCCCGTCGTATTATGATCAATTATTATTAGCTATAAAGGAAAAACAAATGGCAATTGGAACACCATCCCAAAGTCCAGCGATTGTTATCAAGGAAGTTGATCTATCAGGTGTAGTACCTAATGTTCAATCTACCATGGGTGCAATTGTCGGCAACTATCGTTGGGGACCGGTTGAAACGAGAGAAAGAATCAGTGATGAATCTCAACTCGCAGCAACGTTCGGTAATCCAGACGATACACATTCTATAGATTTTCACACTGCAGCATACTACTTGCGATATAGTTCAGATTTAACTGTCACTAGAACAGTTAATGGCGCTGTTAACGCTCATGATGCTACAGCAACTGGATTAGATCCAGTCGTTAAGAACCGAGACAACTGGGACGCCCAGATTGCAGCTCGTGATTCTGACGGACACACATTCATTGCAAAATGGCCAGGAACCATGGGAGACTCAATTAAAGTTTCTGTATGTCCTGCTCACACTGCATCATTTGCAGGTTGGGCTTATAAGTCAAGCTTTGACAATCAACCAGGCACATCAGCTACTGCAACAGATGTAGGTGCATCTAACGATGAGATTCACATCGCAGTTATTGATAACGATGGTAAGTTTGGTGCTAAAGGCGCTGTACTAGAAACATTCCCATTCGTATCTTTGGCTACTAATTCTAAACAAGCAGATGGTTCAACAAACTATTCAGTAGAAGTTGTTAACAATGCTTCTCAATATGTTTGGATGGCAGGCTTTGAGTCAGTATTCGCATCAGTTGGTGCAGGTACAACTGCAGATAATGCAGATGACTTTATTCTCTCATCTCCAGAAGTAAAAACTTATCAAATGGCTTCAGGCGCAAACAGTTCTGCATTAACACCAGCAACAGTTGCAACTGGCTTTGATCTATATGAAGATCAAGATACAGTAGAAGTTGATTTCTTAATTGCACCATCAATGGTTAGTAGAACAGATCAAACAGCTGTTGTTAATGATCTTGCAGCTACAGCTATTGCTAGAAAAGACTGTGTTGCAGTTGCTTCTCCAGCAAGATCAGATGTTGTAGGGCTTGCAGATGCATCCACTATTACAACTAATATCGAAACTACAGCAGATAGTTATACAGCAACTTCATACTTAATTGCAGATGCTAACTTCTTAAAGGTATATGATAAATACAACGATAAGTATATTCATATCCCAGCGGCATCATCTACAGCAGGTATTATGTCTGCATCAGATGCTAATGCAGCTCCATGGGTATCACCAGCAGGCGCAAGACGTGGTGCTTACTTAGGTGTAACCAACTTGGCTTATAGCCCAACAAAAGCACAACGAGACACATTGTATAAAGCAAGTGTTAACCCAGTTGCTAATATCCCTGGTCAAGGAGTATTATTGTTTGGTGATAAAACACATATGAATAGACCATCAGCATTTGATAGAATCAATGTTCGCAGACTATTCTTAGTTGTTGAAAGAGCAATCGCTGAAGCAGCTAAAAACGTAATGTTCGAACTTAATGACGAATTTACAAGAGCTGAGTTTGTTAATATTGTAGAGCCATTCTTGAGAGAAATCAAGGGTAGACGTGGTATTACAGACTTTAAAGTTGTGTGTAATGAAACTAATAACACATCAGCCGTAATCGACCAAAATGAATTTGTAGCAAATATCTTCATTAAACCAGCAAGATCCATTAACT